CTTGTTCTTCAGAAATAAAGACTTCGTTGAAGCAATCGAGCCTGATGAATTGTTTTATATAACATTTTATAAGTATGTTGGCCGCTTTGGCTTTATTGGTTCAGGTGATAATGACCAAGATACTTACGGCGGTCTTGACTTACCTTTCCGTGATGATGTAAAACACTTTAAAGATGCTGACAATGATAACCGCACAGCAACATTTCAACTTCAAGGCGCAGAAGGAAATACAATTTATGTGTTGCCAAATGCAGCAGAAGTTTATAACGAAGGTAATGTTGTTATTGATGAATATGGAAAGTCAACTTCAATCAACAAAAATCTTGGTACAGTTATGCTTCAGGAAAACTACCAGGAGATAGACTGGAACATTGGATGGCACAATGGCGGAGTATGGTTACCTGATGGGACCGTTAGAAAGAACTAATTATTTAAGAGGATAAGATGGCAGCAAAGATTCAAGTAGCAAGAGGTGACTTAGTAGGTAAACAAAGTGAAAAGCCTTTAGTACCTGCTGAATTATTTTGGCAAGCAAGAACCTCTGATGATAACAATAAAGATGACTCATATACAAAATGGGACGAAGGAACTCTTTTCATAGGCCGCCCATCTTTGAATATGAAGAAGACAGCTGAAAAGCCAATTCCTATTGCAGGTGCAAGAACATTCTTTTCAGTTGTTTCTAGAGGATTTTTAACAGACCAATCATCAATAGCAGATCCTATTTTCAAACACGCAAGCGTAGGCGACCTTTATATTTTTTCAAATGACGCTAAAGAAGGCCAATTCCATAATGTTGATGACTTCCGTAAAGATGACCTTTTACTTATACTTGACATTGGCGAAAGCAACAAGTCTCCTTATACTGGTGAAATAATCAATCAATCATTGATTAAGTATAAAAGAATCAACTGTTCCGGCGGTTATGCTGATGACGTTTACTTTACTCAAAACGGAATGGAAGATGGCGATAAATGGTATGGCTTTGATGCAACAAATGTTCAAGATGCTTTGCTTGAACTTGATAGAGAAAAAATTAACTACTATGGCTCAATAGGCTCAAATGCACAAATACCTGTTTATCCAAGAGTTGGAATTAACGGTTTGTATCTTGTTACATCAGATCAGCTTAGTTTTAATTCAGGAATTGAAGGTAAAGAGTTCTCTCCTGACAAAGGCGACTTTGTTATTTGGAGACAGCCTGTAAACACTGACCCAACAACAGGCTACTGGGAACAGGTTCCTAGTGGCTACACAAATGCTGAAGAAATTGACTATTATGATCACGATGATGACATTGACCTTTACGTTAGCAAGTTGTTCTCAACATTCACAGACGATCACAAAACTCACTTCAAAGAAAGCAGCAGCAATGTTCGTGAAATGCTTGACTTCTTGATGGCAGAAAAAGCCCAACTTGATGAGCAAGGTAAAATACCATTGTCACAGTTGCACGACACAGTACTTGGCGCTTTACAGTTCAGAGGCGTTTGGAACCCACTTAAAACAGATATTAAGATTGAAGACAATTTAGACACAATTGATGGTAAACAATATGTAAAAGAAGGAAAAGAGTCAATAGTAAATCCTTTACCAATGTTGAAAGAATACACAGATGGCGACACAACAGGAATTACATATCAAGGTCTTAATGACGGTGATTACTATGTTATTCAGACACAAGATGATGTTCTTAATCTTCAGTATAAGTTTTATAATGTTGACTTTGAATTAAACTCAGGAGACTGGATCGTATGGCAGTCTTCACAAGTAGAAGATAATGTTTCTGAAGGAACAATTCACACAACAGGCTTCTGGAGCAAAATTGATAACACAGACCGCATTTCTGCAATGCAATATAAAATAGATGTTTCAAACAGAAACAACTTCTTTGTAACACGTGCTGTTGACGAAAGCATTTTGACTTTGGTCGGTACTCCTAAACTTATAGGACAGAATAAAATCGGTCTTGAGTTCCTTGGCAACAATACAGTTGCAATCACTGGCCGCGGACTTATTGACCAGCTTGAGTATGAAAATCCGTTACCCAACTTTCTTGTAAGATATGATAATAACACTGGTACTGTAAAGAACTCATTTATTGAGGAAATTGGTGGTCAGTATGACAACTTACCAAATAATGAAAGAACAGATCATATCAAGGACATCCATTCAGACAATGTTACATTGATACATTCAAATCTTCAGGTTGGTGACATTAATGAAGTAAGACACCAAAAAGTATTCGGTAACATTACTTTGGCACCTCACATTACAACATCTCTTGATAAGATTACTTGGGATAAATCTGTATTCCAATTTGAGGTTGATGCTGCAGGTGAAGATGGAACAATTAAACGCAGAACAGTAAGTCTTGTTGCGCCAAATGGACTTAGTAGTGACTTAGGCTATGGTGTAAACGAAGACATTGCTGATGTCGAAACAAACATTATTCTTCCTGAACATACATCAACATTAGTTGGTAAACTTGCTGGTGTTGAGTTTGAAGATACACGCCTTCTTAAGTCTACAACAGAAGGTTACGCTGAAAGTACTTCAATCGAAGAACATATCAATGCAGAAGACTCAACTGAAAATTACCACGACAGCATTCATAATGTTATTGAGTTCCATTCACAGGTTTCTGCACCAATTCAGAACTCTTATGAATACTACTTTGGTGATTGGAATACAACTGAAGAAGGCGCTTATTATGATAATGATGACTTCGATGAAAACGGCAAACTTTCAAGAAAGTGGACTAAAGAGTTCTTTAGTGTGCGTCTTGTAAAAAATACACATCAGATAAACAGTAACATAACAGTTATGTTACCTACAAAGAGCGGCTCTTTGATTACAGAAGAGTTTGTTGAAGATTTGTTTGGCAAAGACGATGATACTTATTTGACTATGTTTGGCGTTTCAAAAACGCTTGACACTGGCAATAAGATTAATGTGTTACAGAAGTCGCCTTTGAGACAGATTCAGAATGCGCTTCGTACTCGTTTGCTTGCTTCAAAAGTTGAACGCGAAAATGAAGAAGAGAAAGCAATTCAGCAGCAAATCATTGCAGAAGCAACTGCTGATGAACTTGCACCTTCAAAAGACGATGGTACATTCAAACCTACAACTGATGTAAAGGTTGCAGATACAGTTATTGAAAATGATCTTATCGCAGGTGTGTTTAATGAAGATGGATCTATCAAAGAAAAGAAGTCAATTTTTGCAACTCGTGCATTAGGTGTTTCTGACCCAGACTATGGTACAGGAATCATCCAAGCAGCAAGACAAAACTTCCCTGATGCAGAACAATACTTTGACCCAGTTACTGGAGAACCTACTGTTCCTACTGATGTTGTAGTTGATATGCCAAATGAAAGTGGTGTTATGTTGACAAACGAATCTGTTATTTCAGGCGGCATTTGGTAAGACTAATTAAAGTGCAATACTAATTTATAAGAGGATTAAAATGGCGAATACAAAACACTATAACAACATTAAGATTGCTCGTGGTACTCGTGCCAATTGGTTAACAGGTGCAAACCCATCTTATGGTGAAATGTTTTATGATAAAAACACTAAGGGTGTTTATATCGCAGTTCCAAATGCAGATGCTGAAAATGGAATTGATCTTAAACGCTTTGGCGGTTTTGACTCAGTAGTTCTTAAAGGAACAATTCAGGCATCCAACTTTGCGAATATTTGTAAAATTGCAGAACCTGGTGATGCATATATTGTAACAGGCGCAATCAATGTTGTACAGCCTGAAATTACATTTGACAATAAAGGTAATGTTGTAAGAAACACGACAAGCGTAAGAATTTATGACGATTACTTTAAGAATGGTCAGGTAATTATTTTTACAAGCGAAGATGTTTCAAGCATTCCAAATGCATACATCTTCAATGAATCTGAAATTACTGCAAATCCTGAAGGTGCAAAAGGTATCATTACTTTGGCAGGTACTGCTGAAGCAGTTGACCTTGAATATGATCCATCATTGACAGAAGTTGCTTCTGAAAAGGGAATGGGCACAGGTAAAGCAATCACTGATGTGCAGACAGCTCTTGACGCTCTTTTTAATGAAAAGATGGAGTTCATTGGCTCATTCAATGAAATAACAATTACAGCAACAGACAATCTTACAGACGCTGACAACTATACTCCTGCAACAGCTACAGATAAAGCTTGGGCAATCATCGCAAAGCAGAAGCAGTTGCTTATGGGTCAGTCACTTGTTTATTCTGGTCCAACTACAAAAGTTACAACTGTAGACGGCGATGTTGTATTCAGAACAAGCACAATGATCGTAAATAATGCAGGCACTATTTACACAATCCCACTTGGCGCTTCTGAAGCTTGTGATATTTCATTTGCTCCATCAGGTGAACTTAAAACAGATGAATCTGTTCCAACATTTACTACTACTCAGACAGATGGTTCAGAAGTTACATTAACACACGATCAGATTTCAACAGTTCAGCACGCATTGGACTACTTGTATCAGAATAAAGCTGACTTGAACTCTAACGGTAAGTTGCCACTTTCACAGATGCCATCAACATTGATTGGTGCTCTTCAGTATGTTGGTACAGTTCAGATTGGCGATGGTGTTACAACTTTGACAACTGCAGAATTGGCTGCTTTGATGCGTTCTGCAAAAGAAGGCGGAGATTCTTGGGAAACAGACACCGACAGTAAAGAAGGCAATAAAAAAGCAAATGCTTATGAAAACCTTGACTCAGGTGACTATGTAATTATCTCAATTCCACTTGCAACAGAAGATGGTGAAGACTTCTCACATACAAGACAGGTGTCTATCACAAATGCAGATGTTGAAGTTTTCAAAATAAGTAACGGTGACCACGTTATTGTAAACAGCGCAACAGAAGATGGATATGTGTTTGACCATCTTGATACTTCTGCTGCAGTTGACGCTGTAAATGAAATCATTGGTTCAGTTGAAATTGTTGATAAAGAAAGACTTACTCCTGAATCATTCAACACTGATGGTACAGTTGTTTCTGCAACTATTCAGGAAACACAGGTTACAACTGATAAAGCAAACCACACAATTAGAGTTGAGTCACCAAACGCTGTTCTTGAAAGCAAAGTAATTCCTGCCCACAACTTGCCTCAGTCTGGTGGTAACCGTTCATTGGTTGAATCTGATTTGTATGTGAACGATACAAAGCACGACTCAAACTATAAAACTGGTGAAGACAAAACACACAACACTGAACTTATTGGAAAGAAGGCAGACGGTACACCTGTTACTATTGAGTTCCCGAATAAAGATGGTGCAATTCAGGTTATCAGTAAAGGTAATGGTAAAAAAGATGTTATTCCTAAGTTTAATGAAGAAGGCGCTTTAATCGACTCTGATATATCTCAGATATTCGAACCAACTATAGGAAAAAGCACACTTCACCTTGGCAAAAACTTTGTCATCGTCTATGACGACCCTGCACAACTCTTGGTGTATCTTCGTGACGAAAAAATTATTACTCGCTTGTTTGACCACGATGATAAAAACATCAATTCTGAATCACAGACAGCTCGTACACACGATGAAAACACTCTTGTTGTACTCGACGAAGACTCAGCTATTGACGGTGGCGAATGGGTCTAATCCATTTAGGTTGAAATAAAAAGGCGGGCTTTTTGCCCGCCTTAATTTATTTAAAAGCACTTATCTGTTCTGTTTGAAAATTCCCAAACTTGGAATTTCAAATTCTCCCACAGGAACTCCACACCAAGTACGCTCGACAATTTTCCATCCATCACGCTTATCTTTCTCAAGTTCTTTTGCAAAGATTTCTTCTTTTCGTTCCTTTGCCCAAATAAAAAGTTTGGCAAACTCGCTCATAGGTACTTGATGGCCTTTATTGACTAAATTCTGCAACTCTTTTATACCTGTTCTTACTGTTTGATTGATAAGTGCTTCATCAGTCAAATCTCTTACTTCAGATTCCATCATATTTGAACTCCTTAAAATTAAGCGGAAGTATTTCTCAACTTCTGCTGTTATTTTTATTTTACATTGATTACTTTCATTTTCTGTGCAGCGATTTCTTCTCTCTTTGTTGAAGCAGCATTTATCAAAGCTTTTCCACCGTCAAAGCCGCCCCAGCAAACAGCAAATGTTTCGCCTTTAACTTCTGCAAGTTCTTCAGCCCAGTCTCCCAAGCAGTCCTCGAAGTCAGAGATTACGCAGAGTTTATCCTGTTCAGACTTCAAGTACTTTTCTTTTGCATATCTTATTCCACGAGCGATTGATGTACCACCGCCACAGCAGATTGCTTCAAGGTTTGATCTTTTCAAAGGAAGATCATCAACAAGGCGAGTGTCCCATAAGATGATTCTTGACTTTGTACCAAACTTTGATTTGTACTTAAGTATCTCTGAAAGAAGCGCCTTTACAAGTTCAATGTCAACTGAACCTGAAACATCGATTAAAGCAACCAAGTTTCCAGGACGATATTCTTCAACAGTTGTAATGCGTGTTCTCATTACACCACCTGAAGTTTTACCACGGTTATAGTTGTAAAGTGGATCCTGACGATCTCTCTGAACAGTTTTACCAATACAGTTCTTTTCAATGAACTTGAGAACAGAGCGATCAAGTCTCATTGTAGGAGTTGCATCAACTAAGTTTGTTGACTCTCCGTCACCAGGAGCACTCCAGTCATCTGCATCATCTCCACCTGAACCTGAAGCAGCAACCGCACCCTGCTGACCATTTTCTGCATTTCTGCGGTCCTCAGCAGCCTGAGCCATTGCCTGGGCAATTTCATTACCCTTATCTCCGTTCTGAGCATTTGCCTTGATAACAGAAGCCTTCATTTTGTTTCCGTTTCCATCGTTTCCGTTTCCCTGCTGTGGCTTTCCTTTACCATCACCTTTTACTTTTGACTTTCCACCTTTACCAACTTCGTCCTGTTCTTTATCGCCGTTCTTGCCGTTACCATTCTGATCTTTACCGTTTCCGTTCTGACCATCCTGTCCCTGCTGATTTCCATTGTTTCCTGACTGACCTTGCTGATTGCCGTTCTGTCCATCCTGACCGTTTTTACTGCCTTTACCATCTTTTGACTTGTGGTCGAATATTGAAGTTTGATCTTCATTAAGGCCATCATTCTGCTGCTGAGAATTATTTCCCTGCTGACTGCCCTGAGAGTTTCCTCCCTGCTGACCACCGCTTGACTGCTGTCCGCCAGCCTGTGAACCGCCTTGTGATGAACCCTGGCCCTGTGACTGTCCTTGCTGTCCTGACTGTCCGCCCTGCTGTTGCTGACCGTTCTGTCCCTGCTGCTGTTGCTGCTGAGCCTGCTGTCTCTGCATCTCATCAACCTGTTCATTCAACTTTTCCATAAACTCATTAGGCTGAGTTAAGATAAGATGGAGATATCCCATCCAAGTCAAACCATTAGGGAAGCCGAAGTCGGCAGGATAAACACCGCGACCAAACTGATGGATTTCATCAGGCTTTTCATCCATCCACTTTTCAATGGATTCAAGCTGTTCTTCATTTGCATAGTTGATAAAGCGAACAAGTGAAGCATCAGAGATTCTTTCTCGAACATCTTCAAAGTCTTTTGGATCAGGCCAGTACTTACCGTTGACTTCAAGGTCCTGTGTAATGTTGCGGATCATATGAATGAAGCTTTCAGAAACATCATCCTCTTCATTTCCTTCCATTTCAATATGTTCACGGAACTTAGGCCATTTTGACTTAATCTGTCGAGAGGCCTGCATATCTTTGTACCAATTGTCTTTGAAGTGCTGCAGTACACAGTGGCCTGCTTCGTGCATCATCAACTGTTCTTTTGCAAGGCCATTTGCTGCATCTGTTGCAAAGATATTGTAAACCCCAGAAGCTGTCTTACAAGAGCAGCCAGGAGCCATTGTCATAGGATCATCCATTTCTTCCCAAACTAAGGTATTCATCTGATCCATAACATCTTCATAGTTTGGGCTGTGGATTGGGTCGAGGTGAGGAATGCGAGCAATAAGTTCTGCTTTCTTTTGCTGCAATTCAAGTTCTTCCATAAATTCCTCCATTTACAGTAGTAATATAAAAGACTTTTATGAAAAGTTCAATTACTTTTTGAAAAAATTAGCAAATCCTGTAACTGGGAGTTCTGGTGCAGCAAGCCGCTTTTCAGCCTTTGCAACTGCTTTTTCGTAGTTGTAATCTTCACTGAAGTTGTAGCATTCTTCATAAAGTGCATTACCTTGATGCAGGTTGACTTTAGGAACTCCGAGAACTTCAAGACGACTTCTCGCAATCTCAAGAATCTCAGGGTCAAGTTCAATCCCGTAGACAAGCTTAGGATCTGCTCCTGCCATTATGGCTGCTGCAAGTAAGTTGCCTGCCCCACAAGTTGGGTCAAGAACAGAGCCTTTGAGATCTTGAAACTTTTCAAGCATTTTGATTGTAAGTTCAGGAGGCGTAAAGAACTGACCAAAGTCTTGACGCTCTGCTAGTGTCTTGTTAGCATACATCTTGTCTTTCCATTGACTAAACTCACTTTTGATGTTTTCAATCTGTTCTTTAGTTAATAGCACTCTCAATCTCCTTGATTTCATCTTCCGTAATGTTGAAGTATTCATATAAGTCGGCGTCTGTCCAAGGGTGAGTGTAGTCAGGTAAAATAGGAACAAACTTTATATACTGAGCAGTTGCCGCAGTCGTCTTTATGTTCTTTACAAGCCACTTATAAAGCTTCAAGAAAAGACTGTCATAAAAGTTTTTCATTTCAGCCTCTGTGTCAAAAGCCATTATTACATAACCATTTGTTTCAGATGAAGCTTTTACATTCTTTGCAACTTCCCAATCTTTTGACGTAATCTCAGCCCAATCATACTTCCCAAGATTGCCGTGTGTTGCAGGAAGCACCATTTTATAAGGCTTATCTTCAGGTGCATCATAAGTAAAATGCTTACAAGGGTAGTTGGTGATTTTATATATAAGTGGGTTGAACTCATACTTGAAGACTTCGTGATCTTTACCATCAATGTGATATATGCCTAATGAAGAGTAGAATGCCGCACCAAAAAGTTTTATTGCTTCTTCTCCACTGACTTCTTCGATTGATGCTATTCTTTTACGAATGCTTTCATATCTTTTGTAGTCTGTTCCTTGCTTGTACTCCGCAAGAGGGTCCTGCAACCATCTTATTGGAGAAAGATTCACAACATCATCAGAATGCTTCATTGCTTCTTGAAGGATCTTTAGATGAAGATTCTTATCGTACGGCGCGTTCATTATTATCTTCATCAATAAACCCCTGTCTTATAAGTGGTTGACGCATCATCGGATTACACCATTTATATGTATCAATAAATATCTGTTCTTCATATTTAC